TGTTTCTCCTTAATGATATTATAGTTAATTTTTCTTAAAATTTCTACCGAAATCGTGTCTTTTGCTTTGATCAGACATTTGTTGTTTAGCAATTGACACTCCTGCACGTAATCCAGCTAATTCTTCGTTTTGTTCTAGCTTTTCATCGTGTTGTTGGTCGTTCATCATAGCTCTCATAGTGTCTAAATCAAGTCTAGCTTCATTATTTGAATTTCTGTCTTGATCAGCTCTAGCTTTTAAGTCTAATTCTCTAGATTTTAGTTTAAGTAATGGATCACCACCTACTTCACTGCTAATTTTATCTTCTTCTTTAGCATAATCTATAGTCATTTCCGCAATCAACACTGCTTTTCTAGCTTCAATCATATCAGTAATTTGTTTTACACGTTGTTGAGCCTGCATCGCTTGTGGATTCTGTTGCATCATTTGTGGATTTTGCATCATTGGTGCTAATTGTTGTTGAATCATTTGTAATTCTTGCATTTCTTCAACAAATTCTATTTGTACTTGCTCTTGTGCCATTAAACTAATGTGTTCTAATATATTTTTTTGTAAACCCATCATGGCCATTGGATTATTTTGTACCATAGAGATTGACATGAAACTTAAGTGAGCATCAATGTGTGCTTTATGGTCTTGGCCTGGGAAAGCTTGAAAAGGTTTGCCGCTAATAGCCAAAATATGTTCTAAACTTGGATCCATTGGAATAGGTTGTTGTGGGGGTGGTAAGATTGCATTTATATTTTTAATACCAAACGCTTCATACATAGATCTATAAGCTTGATACATGTTATGCATTTTAGGATTTGATTGTGCAAGTTGTAATTGTGCTTGCGCCATAGAAATTCTTTGTGTTTGAGAATAAATGTTAGGATCAGCAACTGGTAAAATATCTATTTTATCATCAAAGTCTAAAACTTTAATATTTCTTTGAGCACCGGGAACATCATAAGGATATTCAGGTGGTAAATAAGTTTTAAATACTTCTGCTAATAATTTAAATTCTGATTTTAAACCAACGTATAATCTTTTGTGAATTGCAGACATAACACGTGATCCACGCTCAAGAAGAGCAACTGTAGTTCCAACTGCAGCTTGTGAATTCATATCTCCTACTTGTGCATCTGCAATACTTGCAAATCTTTGAGCAGAGCTAACACAAATACCCATTAATTGTAATAAAGTTCCATCAGGTCCTTTAAATGGTAATTGCATAAACTGATCTTTAATGTTTCCACCTGGTACATCTACATCTCTAAATTCTCCAGGTTGTAATGGCTGTGCATCGTCTCTCATTCTAACACCTCTGGTTTTAAAACCAGCAGGTAGGTTAGCTAAAGTTCCTGCATCTAATAATTGTCTTAATGCAACTGTTGCAGTTCTACTTAATCCACCAATCATGTGAATTAAACCTAAACCATAAAAACCCATGCCTGGTAAAAATTTAAAATGTACAAAATAATCTTTTTTCTTTTTTAAAGGATCATCTGGCTCAAAGTTTCTTCTAATAGATAAAATTTTTCCATTAGCTTCGTCCATAGTAATAATATAAGGCAGTTTAATTCCAGTAGGTTCATTATCTTCAGGATTAACATCCTCATATCCTTCTAAATCTACATTGACATGCATTTCTAAAATTGTGTACATATCATCTGTACCATTAGAAGTAACACCTTCTAATTCTCTTTCTTTTTCTTTTAATTGATTTTCTTGTATAGGCGGTTCTCCCAAATCAATGTCTCTATAAAAGCCATTGATTTGTTGTTTTCGTAAATCATTTTGTGACATACGAATAACATGGATTACAGCTTCCGCATCTTCTAATGAGGTAGCAGAGTACGGCACCACTAAATCGTCAGCGGGTATAAATTTACTTACAGCTCTTCCTAGTAAATCATCATAATAAACTTTTTTAAAAGTTGATCCTGATAGAGGTAGGTAAAATAACATTTGATCAAACTCTGGTTCATACTCTTTCATCTGATCCATAATTTGATAATTCATAAAATCTTTAACACGTTTAGATTGCTCTTCTTTAGGAACATTAATATCTCCTAAAATTTGAGTTCTAACCGGACCTTCTGCAGGTAATAATTCTTTATAAGCTTGTGCTTGAAATTGTGTAACAGCTTCAGCAAGTACTGGGTGAGTAACAGATGCTGCTCCTCTAAAAGGTTCTGTTCTAGTTATATATTTAAATCCTAATAGATTTAAACCTTCTCTATAACTTTCTTCCCAATCTTGTCTTGATTGTTTGTAATCTTTATATTTGTCCATTAGTTCTGAACCTAATGGATCTAAATTACTGTCTTCTAAAAATTCTGCTAAATTAGAGTTGTGATCTTCGCCTCCTAAAGGATCTGCTGCATTTGGATCAAAGTCAATAGTTGCTCCACCTTCTTCATCCATTTCAATTTTTGTTTCTCCATCCATTGAAGTATCTGTAACTGCTTCTGTAGCATCTACGGTTTCTTCTTCTGGAAGATCTATTTCGATTGGATTGTTCGGTAAACTTTTATCTATTTCAGCCATGGGCTATTCTATCCTCTATTATTAATTGATTCAACACCTGAAAAGTGTCTATCAGTTGTTTTATTAAAAGTCAATGTTGGTATCATCCATCAACATGTCGTTATATATTCCTCTATCATAATCACTCATTTGATTCATTTTCTCAATCTCGTCTTGTGCAAATTCATAATAGTCTTTACCCAATCCAGCCGCTGTCATCGCTGCGCCAACCGGGGTTAATGATCTAGCTATTTTTGCTCCACCCAATAATGATCCTAGTCCACCACTAAATGCACTACTTCCCATTAAACCTAATCCTGCTGTTTTATCAGCTACTGCTTCTAAAATATTATCACCACCTTCTAAATTTTCACTTATTTCATAGGCTGCGTTTGCTGCACCTACCGCTGGCGCTGCTAAAGTTTTTAATAATCCTTTTAACATGGTGTTACCTGCAGTTGTTAATCCTGCTCCACCAATTGCTGCTGATGCTATAAGTGGTTCGGGATTATTTGATGCCCAATCTAAAAGACCGGATTGCGACTCGGGTTGATCTGTTCCTGGTTTAACTATTGCACCAATCTCACTATTATAAACTGGTGTTTCATTGTCAGGTTGATCCGCTAAAGCATAAGATCCCCCAGCTAAAGTTGCTAAACCAGCTAAAAGCCCAACTCGACCTCCTTTTAATGATATGTTTTTAAAACGATCTTTAATAGTATTTTGAAAACTAGGGTTATCTAATTTTTTTGATATATCTACAATTGAATCTTTATTTGCAGGAACTTCAAAAGAATAACCTGTTTTTTTATAATGTGCATCAAATAAATCTTTATATTGATTATATACTTTTTTATTTTTAATTGTTTTAGAAGGTGGTTCAAAAGATAATTTTAAACCTTTTACTTTTTTACCAGATGTTCCAATGTTTGCTTTTTTTTCAAATTCATTTATTTTTTTATTATACTTTGTTTGTTCTTCTATTCTTAAAGGATCATCCTTTGATAATGTTAGTAATTTTCTTTCTAACAAACTTTTATTTTTATCAATTCCTAATCCTTTTACATTTTGATTAAAATCATTATCTATTACTTGACCAAAAATAGCGTAAGGTCCAGAACCCCTTCTCATGCTAGCAGTAATACTACCTAATTCATCAACAGCAATTTTGCCTTTTAAGTCGGGAACAATATTATTTATTTTACCTATTATATCTCCTCTTATTTTAGCAATATTTTTTGGTAAATTTAATAATTTTGTTAAACCTCTTTCATAATAAAGTCTTGATTTGGTACCTTTAGTTTTAAACATGTCACCAATATTTGTTTCTAAATAATTGTTAGCAAGTTTTTTATATTTAGTAGGAGCTTTAAAAAATCTAATATCTCTATTTCCTTTTAAAGTATTTGCTAAATCAACAGCTCTTCCTTCTGCTACTGAAATATCTGATTTTAAAATATTTTTTATTTGATTTTCTGTTGGAAATTTACCTTGATCTAAAGTTTTTATAATATTTTTGTTGTTTAAAAGTTTTTTAATATCTTTATCTACTAAATTAGCTGAACTAGCTCCATATCCTGTTGGTAAATTAATATTATTTTTTTTTAAATAAAAATCTAAAGCTTTATTGTTATCTTTTCCTGTAATTGCTTTAAAATGTTTTCTAACTTCGTTTCTGGTAGGAAGAGATCCTTTTTCTTTTTTAAAATCTTTTATATAATTTTCTATTGCTTTTAATCTTACTGGATCATCAATTTTTTTTATATCAAAGCCTTTATATTTACCAGATCTTATATCAGATCTTTTTGCTGAATCTCCTTCGTCATATTGTTTTTGAAATTTTTTTATATTATTTTTTTGTGTTTCAGTTAAAGGAATAGAATATTTACCAGTATTAGGATTATTTCTAATTTTATACCTCATTTGCCCAGACTGGTCTGTATATTTCAAACCTGTTTTAGCTTCGTAAATATCTACTAATTTTTGTTGTTGAGGAGTTAGGGGATTGAACTCACCTAAATATCTACGATTTCCTATTGTTACAGCCACGGTCCGCGCCTACCTTATCGCTTTAAAAT